TAGATTCAGAGGGAAATGAAGTTCATCAAGGCGTTGACTACACTCGATTGACTGCTGTTCTTACCAAAGCAATCCAAGAACTAAAAGCAATAAACGACCAACAAGCCGAAACAATCAACGCACTAACCGCCCGTGTGGTGGCTTTGGAATCCAAGTGACGCCAGAATTGCAAAAGTATTACGAAGACCGCTTCTCCATGATGGCAACAGGCGGTTGGAAAGACTTGATGGACGATATTGACAACATGATTGGTTCGTTGAACAATATCAGTGCAATCCCTGATGAAAAAAGCCTACAATTCAAAAAAGGCGAACTTTCCATCCTAGTTTGGCTAAAAACATTGAGAGATGTCAGTCAAAGGGCGTATGAGGAATTAGATGCTAAGAATGTTTGATTTTGTCTGTGAAAACGGACATAAAACCGAAAGACTGACTGATTATGAGGCGGTCAGTTTTAGGTGTGAATGTGGAGCGCAAGCCACCCGCATTCTCAGTGCGCCAGCTGTTAAGTTAGAAGGATGGTCAGGGAGTTTCCCTGGTGCGGCCAACAAGTTTGACCGCATCCATCGTGAAAAACTGGCAGCAGAACGCAAAGCGAACTCATAAACAATTTTGTCGAGTTCATGTTAAAAACTCCTAGAACCCATTGAGGCAGGAAAAGGAAAAGTATGTTGATTGACAATGAAGACGAGATGCCTAGTGAGTTAGAGGCTGAAGAAGCGAAGATTGAAGACCAAGTTGAGGTAGATGATTCTAAGATTCCTGAAAAATATAGGAATAAATCATTAGAAGATGTCATAAAGATGCACCAAGAAGTTGAAAAACTTGTTGGCCGTCAAGCCCAAGAGGTTGGAGAAGTTCGCAAATTAGCTGATGAACTAATTAAGCAAAATCTTGGAAATAATGTCCAACATGCCCAAGTTGAACCTGAAGTAGACTTTTTTGAGAATCCTCAGAAAGCAATTCAGAATACTGTTGAAAGACATCCTGATGTCCTGGCTGCCAAACAGGCTGCCAATGACTTCAAAAAGATGCAAGTGCAACAAATGTTGGCGCAGACGCACCCTGATTTTCAGCAAGTAACTGCTGATCCAGAGTTCTCTAATTGGATTAAATCATCCAATGTGAGATTAAATCTGTTTGCAAAGGCCGATAGTGAGTACGATTTCGACAGTGCGAATGAATTGATTTCCACTTTCAAAGAATTGCGTGGCGTGAAGACGAGACAAGTGACTAGTGACGGAGAGTCAAGTCGCAAGAGTAATCTGAAAGCTGCCGCAGTTGATGTTGGTGGATCGGGAGAATCTGGAAAGCGTATTTACAGGAGAGCTGACCTGATTCGGCTAAAAATGAACGATCCTGACAGGTACGAGGCATTGCAACCAGAAATAATGCAGGCGTACTCTGAGGGTCGAGTGAAATAACTTTTTAATCTTGGAGAATTTAATATGGCACTAGGTACGGCACATGTAACCACCACCACGGCAGCAAAGTTTATCCCCCAAATTTGGTCGGATGAGATTATTGCTGCCTATAAGAAAAATCTAGTTTTAGCAAACTTGATTAACAAAATGAACTTCAAGGGTAAGAAGGGCGACACAGTTCACCTTCCAGCACCTACCCGTGGTTCAGCTTCTGCTAAATCTGCATCTACTCAAGTTACCTTGATTGCTGCAACTGAGACAGAAGTGCAAGTTTCTATCAACAAACACTATGAATATAGCCGTTTGATTGAAGATATTGTTGAGGCACAAGCATTGTCTAGCCTGCGTAACTTCTACACAGCTGACGCTGGTTATGCATTGGCCAAGCAAGTTGACACTGACTTGATCCAATTGGGTCGTGCCTTCAATGGTGCTACTATTGGTACTGATGACTATGCAACTTCTAGTTCATCTACTAAAGCCTATATCGGTGGTGACGGAACTACTGCTTACAACAGCACATCTTCAAATGCCTCTGCTTTGACTGATGCAGCTATTCGCCGCACTATTCAACGCCTTGATGATAACGATACTCCAATGGATGGCCGTTTCTTCATCATCCCACCATCAAGCCGCAACACCTTAATGGGTCTTGCCCGTTATACCGAGCAGGCTTTTGTTGGTAATGGCAATGCAATCCGTAATGGCGAAATCGGTAACTTGTACGGCATCCCCGTGTTTGTTACTTCTAACGCTGACACTGGTTATGGCAACACCCAGACTGACCGCATTGCATTGATGGGTCACAAAGAGTCAATGGTATTGGTTGAGCAAGTAGATGTGCGTTCACAAACTCAGTACAAACAAGAGTACCTTGGCACCTTGTTTACATCTGACACACTTTATGGTGTGAAAGCTGTCCGTACTGCCGCCACTACTGGTGCAGCCTTGTCTTCCTCGGCTTTTGCCTTGGCAGTTCCAGCCTAATTGCAGTTGTCCCCCCTGCCCTAGTGGTGGGGGGTCTTTTTTAACTTAATTAGGAGAAAATTTATGGCTGCTGCTACCTCTGTTAATACCCGCCGTGGTAATGACCAATTCCGTGGTATTTTTAGCGATACTTGGGTTGTAACTGCAACCCTCGATGCTGGCTCTTTAGCTGATGCTGCTGGTGAAACCGATACTGTGGCTGTTCCAGGCGTTGCCTTGGGCGATATGGTTTTAGGTTGTTCTTTTGCAGTTGATGAGGCTGGTTTGACTGTTACTGGATATGTAAGTGCTGCTGGTGTGGTGTCTTTGCGTGTTCAGAATGAGTCTGGTTCAACTGTGGATTTGGCTTCAACCAAAATCCGCATTGTTGTCGGTCGTTTGATCGTTTAAGGAGAAGGGGGGCTTGCCTCCCTTTTCTTCATTAGGAATATAAATGGCTTTGTTCAAGTGCATCAGAAGCGGAACTGTGGTTGAATTCACAGCGCAACATGACATTGATGAGATGAAACGCCACCCAGAATATCAGGTTGTTGATGTGCCTACTGTGGTGGAAGAAGATGGAACAAGGCAAACAATCATTTTGAGAAAGCCTACGGGTAGACCTCGCAAGGAACAATTGTTATGAGCGATATTGATGCAAGAGATTTTGGCAAATTAGAGGCACAGGTTGCCTCTTTGCAAACCGAGGTTCACGAGTTGGCCAATGATGTCAAGGCTCTTCTTGAATTGGCCAACAAATCCAAGGGTGGCTTTTGGATGGGCATGACCATCGCATCTATGGCTGGTGGCTTTATCACCTTCATTGGTGGAAGGTTGCTCAAATGAAGGCGGGAATGTTTTCAGGAATGGTTTGCCCTGTGGCGACTCAGGATGTCACTACCAATCTGAAGAATCGAAATAATGCTTTCAAAAAGTATGGATATGGCCCACCAAATCCAAATGATGCGAATGATGCCTTTTGGTTAAAAAAAGCCAAAATGTATAACGCACCAACATCTACTGTAAAAGATATGCGTTGTGGCAATTGCGCCGCATTCATTCAAACTCCTAAGATGATGGAATGCATCAAAGGTGGCCTAGAGGCAATGAATGAATCTGAAAAAGAATTGTCCTATGACCAGCAATTTATTGACGCTGCCAATCTGGGATTTTGTGAACTTTTCCACTTCACTTGTGCCGCCAAGCGCACTTGTGACGCATGGAAATCTGGTGGCCCGATAACTAAGGATTAAGCATGGCAAACAATACAGCTGGTGAATTTGTTGGGATGCTATTTCTCGCAAGAGAAATTACCCACCGCATCCATCTAAAAACCTTATCTTTTGCAGAGCATAAAACCCTTAATGAGTTTTATGAGGCAATTATTCCCCTAGCAGATGACTTTGCCCAACAATATCAAGGGCGTTATGCAATCCGTTTGGATATTCCCTATGTAACCAACAAATACAAAGGGACAGTTTCAGAGGTATTGCGCCAAGAAATGGAATGGATCGAGGCCAATCGCCAGCAGATCGTTCCTCGCACTGAGACAGCTTTACAAAACAAGATTGATGAAATCGTTGCTTTGTACCAAAACACCCTTTATCAACTTACCCTTCAGTAAGGAAAAACCATGAGTTCATTATCAGCTGCTAGAACCCTGCTAAATGCAGTAACCGCAACTGGCGCATCTGCCGCCGTCCAAGTCGATGGTGGCCAACCAGTATTTTTCCAAGTATCTGGAATTACTAGTGCAACTGTTGTGTTCCAAGGAAGTATTGATGGAACTAACTGGTCAACCCTTGGCTCTTCATTGACGGCCGATGGTTTAATCACTCTTGCTAACTGCCCTAAATACATTCGTGCTAATTGCACAGTTTATGTATCAGGCACTATCACCGCTAAAGTTCTTTACTAAGGAGTTGTTATGAAAGCAAAATCCCCTGCAGCTAAAAAAGTTTCTAAAGTGATGAAGGAGTATGGTGCTGGCAAACTGCACTCAGGCTCCAAGAAAGGCCCCGTGGTCAAGTCTCAAAAGCAGGCTGTGGCTATTGCCATGAGTGAGGCAGGCATGAGCAAACCAAAAAAGAAAGGTGGTGGTTATGGCTACTAAATGGATTCAGTCAGCAATCAAAAAGCCTGGCGCATTGCGTCAAACAATGGGCATTAAAGCTGGCAAAAACATTCCAGCAAAAGCCTTAAATAAGGCAGCCAAACAGCCTGGCATTACTGGCCAAAGGGCAAGGTTAGCCAAAACTCTTAAAGGCATGAAGTAATGCCAAAACAAGGACTTTATGCCAATATCCATGCCAAACAAGAAAGAATTAAAGCAGGCTCTGGTGAACGGATGCGGAAAGTTGGCAGCAAAGGTGCGCCAACTGCCAAGGCATTTATTGAATCTGCTAAAACTGCGAAGAAACCAAAAAAGGTGAAGTGATGAAATCTCCCACTTGGCAAACAAAAGCTGGTCAAAATCCAAAGGGCGGCTTGAACGCCAAAGGGAGAGCGTCCTATAATGCAGAGACTGGGGGAAACCTCAAACCACCTGTAAAATCGGGTGACAATCCAAGACGGGCTTCTTTTCTCGCCAGGATGGGCAACATGGAAGGCGCAGAATATAAAGATGGCAAACCAACAAGGTTGCTACTTTCTCTGCAAGCATGGGGTGCATCATCCAAGGCAGACGCAAAGGCAAAAGCTAAAGCGATTTCGGCAAGAAATAAAGGAAAGTAGTCTATGGCCTTACCTACTTATTTAGAATTAGTCAACGATGTGTTGGTTCGTTTGCGTGAACCACAGGTTGCTACTGTTTCCGCAACATCTTTTTCTAGTCTCATTGGCAAATTCATAAATGATGCCAAGCGTCAAGTCTCTGATGCTTATGACTGGGATGCTTTCAATAATGCAATTAATGTAACCACAGTAAGTGGCCAAGCTGCTGGATATAGCATTACTGGTGCAGGAGTGCGTTTCAAGACAATGGATGTGATCAACACAACCAGTTATTACCAGATGGAGCCATTGTCCCATGCAGACCATGATTCCTTTTATTACACAACACCAACGCCACAACAAAATCTGCCGACTTATTACACCTTCCAAGGGGTAGACACCAATGGCGATATTAAGGTCAAGTTTTGGCCTGTTCCCAATGCGGTATACAACATTCGATTCAGTTTGATTGTTCCAGAGGCAGATTTCTCAACAGACTCATCCACAACTCTTTTGGCGAAAGAACCCATTGTTTTGGGTGCGTATGCTAGGGCATTGATTGAGCGTGGCGAGGATGGTGGTATGAGCAGTTCTGAGGCTTATGCAATGTACAGATCATGTATGTCTGACCTGATAGCGTTGGAGTTGGCTAGATCGCCAGAGAATGATTCTTTTGAGGCGGTTTAATGGCACAGGCACTCCAAACCTTTAGTGTTCAAGCACCAGGCTTTTATGGCCTAAACACTCAAGACTCGCCTTTAACCTTAGAGGCGGGTTTTGCCTCGATTGCTACCAACTGCATCATTGACCAATATGGACGCATTGGCTCTAGAAAAGGATACTCACGGGTAAATTCCTCTTCTGGAAACTTAGGCGCAAATGATGTAAAAGTAATCCATGAGTTAGTTCAGCTCGATGGCACATTGACTGTGCTATTTGCTGGAAACAATAAGTTATTCAAATTGGATGGATCAAACGCCGTAGTTGAATTGACCTATGGTGGGGGTGGTACTGCGCCAACCATTACGGCCAGCAACTGGCAATGTGCATCTTTGAATGGAATAACTTATTTTTTTCAATCTGGTTATGACCCATTGATCTATGACCCTGCGGTAAGTACAACCACTTATAGACGGGTTTCTGAGAAAACTGGTTATACAGGCACAGTTCCAAAGGGAAACATTGCCATATCGGCATTTGGCCGTTTGTGGGTAGCTGATACCACCACAGACAATGCAACCATCACATTCTCTGATCTATTGGCGGGACACAATTGGACAGGTGGCACATCTGGATCATTGAATGTCGCCCAAGTCTGGCCAAACGGATCAGATCAGATCATGGGATTGGGCGCACACAATGGCTTTCTCATCATATTTGGCAAGCGTCAAATATTGGTGTATTCGAGTCCAACAACTCCATCATCATTGGCTTTGAGTGACTCTATTGGCAACATTGGTTGTATATCAAGAGATTCAATTGTCACCACTGCGGCAGACATAGTTTTCTTATCAAATTCTGGTGTTCGCAGTTTGATGCGTACCATCCAAGAGAAGTCAGCACCTTTGCGTGATTTGTCCAAAAATGTGCGTAATGATCTGATGAATTATGTTGCATCAGAAACTGCATCCAACATTAAGGCGGTTTATTCTGAGATCAATGCCTTCTATCTGTTAACCCTTCCAACTGCCAAGCAAGTTTATGTATTTGATACAAAGGCTGTATTGCAAGATGGGGCTTCTAGAGTTACTGTCTGGGATAGCATCGAGCCAACTGCTTTGCTGTCTCGCAGGAATGGTGATTTGCTGATTGGAAAAAATGGCTACATTGGAAAATATGGCACTTATTTAGATCATGCATCTACTTATCGTTTCCAGTATTACACCAACTATGCTGACCTGGGCGATCCAAATGTCACCTCTATCCTTAAAAGGATTGCAGTTGTTGTGATTGGCGGAACAAACCAAGGTTTTGTGATCAAGTGGGGATATGACTTTACTGGTCAGTATTACTCCAGCACAGTCAACATTGGAACTAGCACCATTGCTGAATATGGAATTGCTGAATATGGAGACAATGCAACGACAATTGCTTACTATTCAAATGGAATTCAATTAACAACTTTGATTGGACAAGCATCAGGTTTTGGAAAAGTTGTGCAAACTGGCTATGAGATTCAAATCAATGGTTCATCCATAAGCATCCAAAAGATTGAAATTCAAGCTAAACACGGAAAATTGGTTTAAGGAAATAACATGGCAAATTACACAAAAACCACCAACTTTGCAGCCAAAGATTCTCTTACCTCTGGTAATGCGTCTAAGGTTGTCAAAGGCTCTGAGATTGATACAGAGTTCACCAATATTCAAACTGCCATTGCATCTAAAGTTGATGGAACATTGACAAACTTTTCGTTTGTAGAAACATCCAATGTTTTGTACATCTACAACTCATCAACTCCTGTTGCAAAAATTGATTCTTCTGGCAACCTGACTGTGATCGGCAACATCATTGCGAATGGATCAATGTAATGAAAGCATCAGACATCATCAAAGCAGATGCGGTCAAGAGGCAAGTTGACCCAAACAAAGCCTTGCAAACCATTGGCGGTTTGGTTAAAACCAAGTCTGCGGTTTTGATGCAGGAAAACAATTCTGTATTGCTGGTTAGAAAAATTGGCGATTCATCAGCAGAGATTCATTTGTTTACCCAAGATAACCCTACAACCTTGGCAAAATCAGTTATTGGTTTTGTGCGAAAAGGTAGAGGTCTAGGAATTAAAACTGTTTATGGCATGGCAGACAATCCACAAATTGTGGAATTGATGAAACGCATTGGAATAAATGTGCAGGCATCTGACATTCCAAAGTACAACTGGAAGGCAAATATATGAGAAATAGTTTTGCCCTATTAGGTATCCCAGACCTACCAATTAGGGGATTTCGCCATTTTGGTGATAGGAAGATTCAACCTCAAGGTGGTGTTTCTAGCGTTGTAGATACTGTTTCCGATACTGTCAGCAATGCGGTCAGTAGCGTTTCAGATGCCTTGGCGACTGTTGATGACACAGTAAATAGTGCTGTGCCAGGCGGTTGGGCAACTGTTGTATCTATTGCAGTTCCAGCAGCCGCACCTTATGTGCAGGCAGCCAATGTTCTTGATAAGGGTGGCACTCTTGAAGATGTGGCCAAGAACTATGTTATTGGCCAAGTTGGTGGTGAAGTAGGAGGCCAAGTCGCTGGTGAAACTGGTTCGGCCGTGGCAGGAAAGGTTGCAGCAGGCACTACTTCAGGTTTGCTAAGTGGTGCGACACCAGAGCAAGCATTAACAAGTGGGGCTTTTAATGCAGTCTCACCAACAGGGTTATTGAGCCAAGCAACATCAGATTTAACACCAAAAACAGTAGATACAACATCTACAACACCGACAACGGGAGCTACAACTATGGCAGACGATTACGCATACTATGGCAACAATACTTTGCCAGATGTTACAGGTGGCATGGGCAATTACGATACAGGCACTGCGCCTTACACACAGGCTCAGATTGATGCCATGACACCTCAGACCTACACAGGGACGGGTGCCAATCCTCAGTTGGATGCTGTGATTAAATCTATGTTGGCAGCTGGTGGTAGTGCAGCAACAACTGCACAGAACTTCCTTGCACAAAACCCTGGTCTTTTGTCTGGCGGTCTGAGTCTTACTGGCAATGTATTACAGACACAGGCAGACAAAGAGGCTGCACTCAAGGCAAAACAAGATTTGTTGGCCGCCACAGGTGCAGCAACTGCTGGCGCACAGTTCCGTCCAGTGGGAATTACCACTAGATTTGGTGCATCACAGTTCCAAATCGATCCAGCAACAGGCCAATTGGTCAGCGCAGGATATACGGCAGCACCTGAAATTACATCTGCCCAGAATCGCCTTTTAAGCCTTGGCGCAGGGTATTTGGCGCAGTCTCCAGAGGAAGTCGCCCAACAATATATGGCCAAGCAATATGATTTGCTCGATCCAAGTCGCCAAAGACAGTTGGCTGCCATCAGAAATCAGGCATACCAAACAGGCCGTGGTGGTTTGTCCGTGGGTTCAACTGGTTTGCGTCCAAGTGGCGCACAGGGTTTGATGGGTACTAATCCTGAGATGGAGGCGTACTACAACGCCCTGGCACAACAAGATGCACAGTTGGCTGCACAGGCTCAACAAGCAGGACAGCAACAAGTGACATTTGGCACAGGTCTATTTGGCCAGGCAGGCCAGTTAGAACAATTGGCACAACAACCATTGACGATGGGTCAGACACTTGGAAGTGCTATCTCTGGTGCTGGTGCAAATGCAGGCCGTTTGGGACTTCTCGGAACTGGCGCAGCAGTTGACTATGGAGTGTCTAGAGCAGCCACAACAAACCCATTTGCAACTGTTTTGGGTGGAATGGGTAGTCCAACATCTACATTGGGTGCTGGTTTGACAAACTGGTTAACTTCTAATGCTCCAACAACAGCTGGAGTTGGCGCAGGCGGTGGAATAACTAGCCCATTGATGCAAAATCCTACATTTGACATTTATGGCAGTGGTAATGTGCCTCTTGGCTACGCAAACTATTAAGGGGAAACCAAATGGCAACAGAGAGCATAGTTAGTGGTTTGTTTGGTGTTACTCCTCAAATGTATGAGAGGCAACTCAACGAGCAGGCGTTAGCAGAAGGTCAACAGTTCGGCACAAGAGCAGGACTTTATGCGGCTGGCGCACAACTTGGCCGTGGAATTGGTGGCGCATTGGGTGTTGAAGACCCAATGTTGCAAAAGATTTCT